TTCTTGATAAAACAGGTGAGTTAAAATAAAACGTAAGAGTAAAGCCAGTAAGTAGACGAATGTTACCCGCACTTTTAGGTGGTTTAGCAGTAGGCGCAGGCGGCCAGCTTATTGGAGGCGCACTTGGTGGTGGCGGCCCAACGTATGAACCATCCAAGACAATGGAAGATTTGTCTGAGTATGGTCGTGATCAACTCCGCGCCACTAAAAAACAAAAACAAGCTATTAGAGCAGAAGCAAAAACATATACTTCCCCTGGCGCCAAAGAAGCTTTTTTACAAAGTTATCTTGATAGATTTTCAAATCCAGAGTTTATTCAAAAGCAATTAACGCGTAGTTACAAAAAACCGATTGATTATCAAACCGGTGGTTATCGTGAGCTTGCTTCCCGTGCTTATGGATTACAAGGCCTGGAGATGCCAGAGCAAGAGTTTGAACGTTATATGGGTATTGCAAAAGCAACCAACGTAAGGAGTCCGGAAGCTTTTTCAGATTTTGTTCGTCAAGATTTAATAGCATCAGATAAAGTCAAGACACCTTTTGATATTGCATGGGAACAGCAGTACGGCACAATGCCGCGTGATGAACAAGGTAGGCTAGCGCGCGGTCGGGTACAATTTAATCCAAACACCGTCAATCAACTGGTTAATTCTATGTTAGGCACCGTCGCTTAAACTGTAGTTAAAGAGGAAAAGTAAATGTCAAAAGGAAAAAACGACAATAAAAGTACAGGGGGCGGTAGTCGCGTTACTAATTTAATTGCGAATGCAGGCAAAACCCTTTCAGGGAAAGAAGTACAACAGATTGCCAAGCAAACAGGTTACACACCTGCAAGCATTATCGCACGTGCTGAAAAAGCAGATGTAAAGGCAAAACCTTCTGCGCAGTCTTTTGTACAACAAGCTATTAATACACAAACATCAACAGCAGTTCAAAGAGCAACGGAAAGTGCTCCTGTAGGCACAACACCGTCATTTACCTATACACCACAAGGGCGCGTTGCTTCGGTTAATTACACCCCAATTGAAGCCTCAAAAAATGAGGTGTTTGGTGACGTTTTTGGTGAAAAAACAAATACTAATCCTCTTGCCGGAACGGTATCTTTTAGTGAACTCGAAGCATCAAATAAACTTGCTCTAGCTGGGATTCAAAAACAAATAGCACAGCTAGAACAAGCTGGTGCCACTGAGCGTACAAAATATGAAGTAGATAATCGTATTCCCTTGGTCCAAGCCGAGTCAAAAGGTAAGATTGATCTTCAAGCGATTGTAAACGCTGGATATAAAAACATCGCTAACATTGAGCGTGGTACTGAAATGGTTAGGAATATCACTAGCATGTTCAATTTCTAAATTGAATATACTAAAATACTTGTAGAGTTATCTCTCGAATAGATGTCTTATTCTTCTACCAGCACCCCTGGTCGTGCTACCCGGACTAAAGCCCAGCTCATGGCTGAAGGCATGTCCGAGTCTGAAGCGCAAGAGCTTGTAAATGCACAAGCTGCTCGTCAGTACGGCGGCGGTATGTCGGCTGCTGAGCTGCAAGATTTTGAATCTCTCATCGGCCGTCTTGAAGGTTCCAAGATGCGTCAGGCTGCCCAAGGCAACCGTGCACGTCAACGTGATGTGTTCGCTGGTGGCCTTGCCAGCATGATGGGTAACTTCTAAGATGCAAGACTCTTCTGCTGATACTTCCGCAGAACTGGGACGTTATCGCCAGGCGGCAGATGTTGCGTACAAATACGCCAAAAGCCGTCTTAACAAAGAGCAACCTTCAGATAAACTGAATAAAGAAGAAACTGATATCAAAGAAGATATCAAGGAAACGGAACGGTCATGAACGACGAAGATTTTTATTACGACGATGATAAGGATTTAAATTCTTATGATCTGTTGTTTGATGAAGACAAAGCGCGTAAAGCTGCTTCTGCCGTTAAAATCTTCCAAGACGTTTCCGTTGGTTCTTCCAAAGAGAAGATGAAGGAAGCTGGTGCACAAGAACGAGCCTCTATTGGAACATCAGGTGAAGAGCAAAGAAAATCTGCAGCCCAAGCTCAGGAGTTCGGTCAAAGCGACGAGGCAAGGGACTACGCTCAGTCCCAAAGAGCATATCGATATTGAGATCTTCGACCAGTGGGTCGATAATCTAGACGCACCAACGGAGCAAGCATATAGGGCATTCTGTTCGGAGAACTTCTCCGTAATCGAATGCTATCTATATGCTCGCTTCTTGCGTTATAACGGATGTATCACCGGCTGTGATCTCTGGCTCCAACACAACTATCCAAAGCCTGATCACCGCAAGGTTTTAATCAACGAAATTGAAGCTATGCAGGAGGACATCCGCAAGCTTCGAGAAGACATTGATAACGGTGTTGTCAAGCGTGATTCGGGCGTTGCAAGGATCGCTAGCATGCAAAAAGAACTCCGTGGCACCATCGCCCAGATTGATCTGTTCACGGGCAACAAAGATCGCAAGGGCTTGCTAATGGCTGGTGCTGACCGCGCCATACGTGAGTTACTGACCATCTTCAAAGATGACCCTATTGAAGTTCCCCTGGAAGAAGCATCAATGAGCGTATGGTCTCACATGCAAATGGAAGAATAGATAAATTAGACTAGACCTATGCAAAAGCTACCTCCGCAACCTCCTGTTTTCGGCGAAGATATTGCCGGACGTTTATTTGAAGTTGCTCGTCAACTCCAAAAAAATCGAGAGTCAGGGGCTGCTGTCACTCGTCCAACTCCCCTTGCGCAGAATGTTGCACAAGGCCAAGAAGTCATGAATGCATTGATGCAGAAGAAACAGGATGAGCAAAAATAAAATGCCGCCTGAACTCTTGGAGCACTTCAAGAAAAAAGAAGCCAAGAACGAAGACGGAAGTGAGATGTCGGATAAAGAGAAAAGAAAAGCAGCCCTAGATAAAGCCCGTAAATACCAAGCAAACAAAAGAAACAAAGACGATAACAAATAGGGTAGTATTCAGTAATACACTGAACGATACCTACCGTGCCTGCATACCAGCATCTTGCCTACCGTCGTAACGCACAAGCTGCTGCACGCAAGCAACAAATTCGTATTCCACGAAACCTTGAATCTCTTCAGAAAGCAAGGGAAGATTTTGGTTTCTTTTGTGAGTACGTAGCTGATAAACCTCCTGCTCAACACCACAAGGAGTGGCATCGTCACTTTGTAACCGATCAGGACAGCACTTGTCTTTTGAAGATTGCTGGACCTAACGTTGATCTACTGGCACCCAGGGGCTCCGCTAAAAGCACGGTCCTTGGTTTGTTTACTGCATGGGCCATTGGTATCCACACGCAAGCCAAGAAGCCGCTACAGATCCTTTACTTGTCTTACACGGTTGATATTGCACGTTCTAAGTCGGCAACCATTAAACGCATCATTGAAAGCAAACGATACCAAGAAGTATTCCCAACAGTCCGTCTTCTTAAGAACGTCACCAGTAATGAGTACTGGTCGATTGACCACAAGTTTGCGGGCATTGACACCACGGGTGAAGAACAATTCACACTCTGCGCAGCAGGCCTTAAAGGTTCGGTGACCTCCAAGCGTTCACACCTTGTGATCATCGATGACGCCATCAAATCAGCGGCAGACATCTCCAACCCTGACATCCGTAAACAGATGCAGGACAACTGGAATGCGGTGATTGCACCCACCATGTTTGAAGGAGCACGGGCTATCTGCCTTGGTACCCGCTTTAGACATGATGACATTCATTCCACAACATTTAATACACAAAACAACTGGTTGCAAATTGTGTTGTCTGCAATCTTGCAAGATCCTAAATCTGGGGATGAGCAGTCTTATTGGCCAGAGATGTGGTCATTGGATTACTTGAAGGAAAAGAAACGACAAGCGCCTATTGCTTTTTCGTTCCAGTACATGAATCAAGTCATCAGGCAAAATGAATTGTCGTTGGCTCCAGAGCTGATTGTTAAAGCGGAGATTGCAACAGAGTTCGACACGCTTGCCGTAGGGGTTGACTTATCTGCTGGTACGAAAGAAAAAAATGATTACACCGTTATGGTACTTGGTGGACGCATTGGGGATCAGATTCACGTCATTGATTACCGCCGCTTGCGTGTGATGGGCAACCTAGAAAAACTAGATGCTCTTAAAGAATTGCTTAATGATTGGTCGATACTTGGCTGCGATGAAAGCGGTAATTATTTCCCGACCTACTCCACGTGTGACATCTACTCGGAAGCCGTGCAATATCAGGCTTCCCTGGAAGCTGACTTCAAACGTGTGTGTCTAAACAACGAAAGTCTTTACAACTTGAATTGGCATCCCGTTAAAGGATTCCGTGCTGATAAGCTGGCACGCTTCCGTGGTTGTATGGGACTTTTTGAGGACCGTAAGATCATCTTCAATCGCTATCGCAACTTTACCGCGATGTTTGAAGAGCTGACAAACTTTGGTGTTAGCAGTCATGACGACTGTGTCGACGCTCTTGTTTGGATGATTAACGGTCTTATGAAAAAAGGCAAACTCCAACTTGATTACTAAACCTTAGAATTAGAAAAAAGCGAATTTGGTCGTGGGGCCTGAATACATTGCTATCGGTTTGACGGCCGTTGTGTCCGCTATTACTGGTGGCAGTTGGGTCGCAGGCAAGATCCTTGGCAGGCAAAACGACCAGATCCAACAAGCTTTTAATTACATCGGTTCGCAAAAGCGAAGGATTGACGTCTTGGAAGACGATTTAAAACGTATGCCTTTAGAGTACGTTCTCAAGGTTGACTTCCTGAGAGAGATCCAGCAAATGCATGATAACTTCAATCAAATCAATGCAAAGCTTGATAAGCTGGTTGAGAAATTACTTGAATCCAAATGAGTTACATCCTCGAGGTCCAGGAGGACGAGAACGGAGATCAGTACATTGTTCTTCCCGATGAGGTGATAGAAGAGCTTTGCTGGCAAGAAGGCGACGTACTTAACTGGGATGTTCGCGGCACTGGCATCATTATTTCCAAGGTCAATGATGCGGCTGGCTATGAGGTTATAGAAGAGTAGAATAAACGGATTGACGGATGTAAAAATGCAGAGCATTAAAGGGGGTATTCCAGTAGGGGGAAATTTAGGATATTTTGCAGCTGGTAATCCGCTTACAAACCCAGCGTTTAAAATCCCTGGTGGTGAAAGTCCTTATAAGCAGCCTGTTCTACCAAAAGAAGAATCTCCGGAAGAAAATATTCCTTTCTTTTTTCCAGGGCAACAACAATTGCCTAGCGCAGGAGTCGGTAATGTTGGAGGATTGGTGGCACAATTGAAACCTTCCAATCAAGTTTATGATATTTTTATGCGTGCTCCAGGGAGCATGGCGGATCATCCAGCTTTGGAACGGCAACGCATGGATACTGTTCGTAGGATCTACGATCCGAGTAACTACACACAAAACAGTAAACAAAATCCTTTACGAGATTATCGCTGGCCTGCGGGTGTACCAGAGAGGATGGGACCAGGACTAGGACCCTATTTTGGTAATAAACAAGGACCTGGTTTGTATGGCGAAATGGGTACAGGTGCAATTTAAAATTCGTAAAACTGCTAGTATTTAATTAATGTACAAGGTGAATAATGGCTGACGCTAAAGCCCGACTCCACGAAATCATCAATGCCTATCTGGATAAAAACAGTGACATTGTTGTAGATACGGGTATTGTTGCGTCCCATATTGCACAGATGAAACTCTTTGGTATTCGCCAAGGAGTTGAGTTCTTTCCAGGACAAGATAACTTTGGCGCTCAGCGCAAAGACTTTATCGACAGGGTCCTTAAGTACAACAAGATGGATACCCGCTTGGATTCCATCTGGGAATACTTTTTGTGTGATGGTAAAGGACTTTTTTACATCCGTCCTACTAAGCAAAGCTATAGACTTTATTACTTCCGCGAACACGAATATCGTGCGTACTACAACGTTGACGGTGAGCTTGACGAAGTTGTAATCATCTACAGCTACAAGGTTCGCCGTGGTAATGGTTTTGGCGATCAAATCAATACAGTCAATATCACTGGATCGCAAAGCACATACAATCCCGGTGCTAAGCGTTATATCCGATTGTCAATTAAACCAAAAGAAATTGAAGAGACGCACTCCGATTCGGAGCTGAATTTTGACATGCCAACCTATGCGTTAACAGGTAATA